GAGATCAAGGAAGAGATCAAGCCGGTCTCCAAAAGGATTGACCCGTGGAATCTGTACCCTGATGGCTCCTGTGGGGATTCGATTCACAACGGTTCCTACATATGGGAACGATCGTACCTGACCGAAAGGCAACTGGAAGACCTGAAGGGGTCTCCGGGTTATCTCGATACTCAGATTGACCGCTGTATCGAGGAAGGCCCGCAGCGCGCATTGGCAGAAGTTAAAAAGGAGCCCGACTCTCGGCGGGAGGTCACGGACAAGAAACGCTACGAGGCGTGGTTTTTCTACGGCCGGGCGAAGCGGGAAGACATCGAAGCCGCCGGGTGTGAGTGCGAAGAAGATCAGCCCAGCATCCCGGCCATGGTGGTGATGGTGAATAACCACGTCATCAAGGCGTCATTCAACCCACTGGACTCTGGCGAGTTCCCCTACGACGTATTGCCGTGGCATGTGGTCTCCGGATCACCCTGGGGAAAGGGTATCGCGCGACTAGCCAGGACAGCGCAGCGCATTGTCGTGGCGTCCTTCCGTGCATTGATGAACAACATGGGCATGGCCGCTGGCCCCATGTGGCTGTTCAAGCAAGGGGTGGTGAACCCGATAGACGGCAAGTACGTCATCGCCCCACTGAAAGGCTGGTCGGTAGCCGAAGACGCAGACATCACCGATGTCAGCCGAGCGTTCGCCTACGTCACCATGCCAACGATGCAGGTAGAGCTGAATAACGTCATTCAGATGGGGATGAAGCTGGCCGAAGACTCTACCGGCTTGCCCATGCTGATGCAGGGCCAGATGGGGTCGGCCCCAGACACCGTTGGTGGCATGCAGATCCTCAACAACAACGGCTCCACTGTGCTCCGGGCATTGGGCCGGGCGCTGGGTGACTACATCGAAGAACCCCACGTCAGGCGCTACTACAACTGGCTGTTACAGTATGGCGAAGACGATGAGAAGGGCGACTTCACCATCGACGCCAGAGGGTCCATGGTCAACATTGAGCGGGCGATCCAGAACCAGGAAATGATCGGGATACTCCAGCTTTCCGCCAACCCAGCGTATGGGATCAGCACGAAGAAAGCTGTCAAGGAATACTTGATATCTCGGTCCTTCGATCCGAAGGCGTTCGAGATGGACGAAGACGAGAAAGCCCAGTTCGAGCAACAAGCGCNGCCTGATCCTCGCCTTCAGGTCGCCCAACTCAACGCACAGGCGCAGGGCGAGGTCATCAAGTTCAAGCAGGAAGCCNCAGATCAGGCGAAACANCGGGAGATGGAGTTCAAGGNNGCCNTTGAGCAGCAGCGCCAGCAGTTTGAGGCGGAAGAAAACGCCAAGAACCGCGAACTCGAAATGGCGNTTGCCGTCATCAATGAGCGCATGAGCACCGCCGGGCTGAGCAGTCAGGAGCGGGCAACCTTGGCGAGCATCAAGGCCAGGCTGGCTGAGACGGCGGTTAAGGTCAACCTATCGCGTGAACTGTCAGCAACGTCAACGCCGAAGCAGGTACTCACCCCTCCCGTGGAGCCCGAGGGGCGTGCGCCAGATGGGCAGGCATATGCAAGGTAGCCGGTCATGAAACTTGATACGCAAGAAAGAAACTCGCATACCTGGGTGGTCATCAAGGCATACCTCGGAGGATCGACTGGCTATGCTGAGGCGCAAGAACGACAACAAGCTNGNCGAATGCTTCGACGGAATGGCGTCAGGGGCCAGATCGCCGAGGTGAAGGGNCNTCTGAGCGATCGACAAGGACGACGATATTGGCGATCAGTAGCGGGTCTCAGTGGTAGTGAGCACTCACTTGCATGCACGAAACGCATGGCGTATATTTAAGACCGGAGGTTAGGTTATGTCCGACGACAACGAATTCCCCGTAGGGTCTGCGCAAGCGGCATTCGACGCGGTTTCGGCTGGCGAAGTACCAGAGACCATCGAGCAGGGCCGCCCAGCAGAGGAGGTTGCCGAGGCGGTTGTCGCTGAAGCCGATCCTTTCAGCGGCGTTCCCTCTGCTCTACTGGATAGGCTCGCGCAACTGGAAGCCCAACTGGCATCCGTCAGCAAACTGACCTCAAGCATCAACGAACTGAAGAGCAATATCGGCCGGATTGACTCTATCCAGAGCGCTCTCGCCGAAGTGAAGTCGCAAGCTCCCCCGAAGGAGCCGGCGAAAAGGGAGAAGTGGGATCACGTCCAAAGGGAGTACGACGACATTGCCGCAGGCATTGACGAACGACTGGACGAGCGCCTTGAGTCCATCACGGCCCTCAGCCCAACCGTCGATGTCAGCAAGATCAGAGAAGAATTGGCCCAGGAAATGAGTCAGCGATTGGAGGCCACCGCCCGCGAAGCGCGCGAACTGGCGAAGATCGAGAAGAAATACCCGGACTGGGAAGACATGGTAGTGGATAACGGGTTTCAGTCATGGCTGCCCACGCAGGCCCCTGGCATTCAGGCGCTTGTAAACAGTGAGCACGCAGCCGACGCGATCCGACTCCTCGACCTGTATACCGAGGCCAACAAGCCGGCGGGNAANCCCACNGAAAGCGCGGCAAAGCGACTCGAAAGAGCGGTTGCCCCATCGGGGAATTCCTCGCCNATCAAAAANGTACAGCAGACCGCACAGGAAGCGTTCAACNAAGCGCTCGCCTCTGGCGGTATGGCATGAGGTTTTAACACATGGCTACGCTCAGTTACGCAACCAACGATCCCCGGATCGGCAAATTCCGCGCAGAGATCCTGAAACACTCTGTCCCCAGGGAAGTGCTGGGCATCGTAGGCCAGCAATTCCAGTTTGGCGAAAACCAGTCCGACACCCTGGTGTTTCGGCGCTGGCTGCCCTTTGGCGGTACCATTGCCAACGCCACCACGCAGAACCAGTGGAAGGTAGACCCCGCAACCCATCAGGTTACCGAAGGGTCGCCGGTCACGCCTGACATCATCACCCCGCAGGACATCTCGGTCCAGATGCAGCAGTACATGTGCCTGTACATGTACACCGACAAGACCGCGATGCTGTACGAAGACGACGCGCCTGCCGAGATGAAGAAGCAGACGGGTCAGCGCATGGCGCTGCTCCGCGAGATGATTCGCTACGGCGCCTACAAGGGCTGCACGAACAAGTTCTTCGCTGGCGGCACTACTCGGGCGACCGTCGATGAGGTTGTCGGCCTGAACTTCGTCCAGAAGATCAGCCAAAACCTGATGGCGAACCGCGGTGACTTCATCACGTCCGTACTGGCCCCGTCTGGCAACTACGGCACGGCGCCTGTCGAGCCGGGGTTCATCGTGTTCTGTCACACCGACTGTGAATACGACATCCGTCAGATACCCGGCTTCAAGCAGTGCGCCGAGTACAGCCAGCGGAAGCAGGTCCACATGATGGAGCTGGGTTCAGTCAACCGCTTCCGGTTTGTGGTCAGCCCCGAACTCACCTCAATTCCCGACGCTGGGGCTGCGGTGGCCGGTTTGGGCCTGAAGTCCACGTCTGGCACCCTCGCAGATGTTTACCCGATGCTGGTCTTCGCGGACAACGCGGTCGGGGACATTTCTCTGCGCGGGATGAACTCGTTTCAGGAAATCTGGCTGCCCCACAACAAGGCCGACAAGTCCGACCCTGGTGGTCAAAAGGGCTTCGTCGGGGCGACCTTCTGGTCAGCCGCGTTCGTTCAGAACGATGGCTGGATGGCGGTCGGGGAGATGGCGGTTACCGACATTTAATGCTCGATGGCCCGGCTTTGTGAGCGGGCCGTTCAAGAATCTGGAGAACGACTATGTTTCAGCACAACGACCAACGAGGCTTCACCGGAGCCCTGTCGCGAGCGGGTCTTGGTATCGGCTCTACCGCGTCCCAGGTGTCGCTTGCGGCCCCCAACGGCGCCGGGGTTGACTACGCTATTGCCGGAATTGCGTACCACAAGGCGGATGCGGCTTCTGTGGCTATCACCGCGGCACCGGCCCAGGCGGCGGACACCACCTGTCTGTATCTGGTGTGCCTGGACTCCGGAGGCACGCTGTCCACCGTGAAGGGGGATGATGTCCTGAACACCGCACTGGATGCGGGGACGGCGGTTATCCACTGGCCGGCCCAACCGGCGGGTCTCTGTGCCATCGGCGCCGTCAAGGTCAAGACTGTCGCAGTGACCTTTACCGCTGGGACGACGGCACTGGATGCGTCCGGCGTCACGGACACCTACTACAACTTCGCCGCCGGGATGCCGCACGTCCCATTGGCGTCCTGATTGTTTTGCCAGGCCCTTTAGGGAAGGCGGCGCAAGTCGCCTATCCCCACAACTTACTAGGAGAAGGCCACAATGATGCTTTGGAAACGAATTGATGAATTGAGTGTTATGCGGCGGCTTCGGCTGCCCAAAAACGCAACGCTTGAGGCGAATGGCGTGAGTATCACGTCTGCCGAACTGAGCGTTCTTGACGGGATAACCGCAACGGCTGCCGAGCTGAACCGTGCCGCCGATGTATCGACGCGGGTTGTCAACGCAACCGCTGCCACCCTGGCAGTTACCGCTGCGGACCACGACAGCAAGGTTGTGACGCTGAACAGGGCCGGCGGCATCGCTGTAACGCTACCAGCGGCTTCGGGGAGTGGCGCAAAGCTCCATTTCATCGTCGGCACCACCTTCACCACCAGTGGCACGATCAAGGTCGCCAACGCATCCGACGTGATGACCGGCACCGCGCTGTTGGCGCAGGACGCAGGGGATACGGCGGTGATGTTCGAGACCGCTGCAACATCGGACACCATCACCATGAACGGCACCACCACGGGCGGCATCAAGGGCGACAGCATTGAGCTGATCGACATTGCTGCAAACCTCTGGTGGGTGCGGGTTGTTGGGTCTGCAAGCGGCTCGGAAGCCACGCCGTTCTCGGCGACAGTATCGTGACGCCATTCAGCGCGGCGGTTTAACAAAATCCCCGCTCCGGCGGGGCTCTACCCTAGAGGTGTTTATGGATCAAGCAGAAGCAGAAGTCCCCGTCCGTCGCGGTCCTGGCCGGCCCAAGAAAGAATACGAGCCCATGGAAATCGACCAGTCTGGGATGGTGGAAATCCCCTACTGCGAACCGGACCAAGCTCCAAAAGCGGTGGTGTCCCCTGTCGAAGTGGTCATGGAAATCAACCACGAAAAGGCGGAAATGGAGCGGTTTATGAACGAGAAGGTGGAGGTCTACATTCACCCCACGTCGGAGCGGAATGCGGATCGCATTTTCTCAATTTCTGTGCAGGGCAAGCCGGAGTGGTTTATTCGCGGCCAAAAGAAAGTGGTTTCTCGCCGGCATGTGTT